CTGTACGGGACGCTTCGCGTCTCTCGGAGTCGAGTGGAAACGGCGTAGTTGGTAGCGGGCGGGGCTGCCCAAAGGCCAAATAATATTCTTATAAATCAATCAATTACGCGTGAATTGGTAGCGGGGGCACGCTTCGCTAGTTTCCGACAGGTCATTCCCCTTCGATGATGGCCGGAAATCAGTCCTGCGAATCAATCGCTCTTAAACTATTTTCGCCTGATTTTCGGCAACTTACGAAAGATCTGGAAATTTCAGACGGTGAAAATGCGTTCTCGCGCGTAGGGGTCAGAGGCGAGTTTGCCTCGGCAACGACGAGAACAGCCCAAAATGAACACACGAGACACTGGCGCCAGCACTCTGGCAATGCTCTACGAGCAATACTCTGAGATTTGTCCCTTTCGCACTGAGCGCTACAGGGAACGCGCTCGACGAGAACACCCAAGGTTCTCAGAGATCGGTATAAAGCGAGTCGTCCTGGAGCGATTCGAGCGCGACAACCCCAGCTTCTTCGCCGAAATGCGCAAGCAAATGTTTGTACCAAAGCCGGAACCAAGAAACTCAAGTCCGACGGAACAAATCAAAGCGCGTACTTCGATGCTCAATCCGGCTGGAGAGCTAACCGGAGGCAACTATGGTGCTAGGTTTTAGGTCTCGGCCCAGACTTTCAACTTATGAAATGCGCAATTTCGCGCCCACGCACTGTGCGACTGACTCGGCAAAATCGCAGGGAAGCGCATTTCCTATCATCGAGCACACATGTTCCATGTATGGCGTGTCGAAAATGTAGTCGTCGGGAAAAGTTTGAATTCGCGCCGCTTCACGCACAGAGATTGTGCGCAATTGAGATGGGTGGCCGAATCGACCTTTGCTGAGTGTTGTGCAGCCACCGGTCATCGTTACGGGCAACTGACTCCAGTGCATGCGTCCGTAAACATTGTTGTAACCGATGTCATCATCCTGGTGGCATTTTGGTCGCAGCTTGACTGGCAGCTCTGCCCGGGCGCCTCCTGGACGAGAATTGCGCAGCCGCAGAAGGTTTGCTGGAGTCAAGCGGCGAACGACATGCCAATTGAATTTTTGCGGGCCGCCCAGTTTCACGGACTCGTCCAACAACATTGGGCGCCCCATTCCCGATATCACATCCCTCAACGCCTTCCACTTTTGAAGTCCTCCGGCACCCGTTCGGTCATGGGTTGCCGTCGGCAGTTCAAAGCTGATGCCTTTGCCCGCCAGTAAAACAAGTCGACGGCGATTTTGCGGGACCCCATAGTCCGCTACTTGCAGAACATCCCACACATAGTCGTATCTCATCTCGTCCAATGTCTTGAGTAAGCGATTGAACAGCCTCTTACCTCGAGTCGCGAGACCAGGCACATTCTCCATCATGATTGCTCGTGGCCGGATCTCCCTCACAAGCCTCGCCATCTCCAACACCAGAACATTCCCCGGATGTCGCTTCGCGGATGGGTTCGTCAAGCTGGAGAAGCCCTGGCATGGCGGGCATCCGGCTAGCAAATCGATTTTTGCGCCTGCAATGCGTCTAAGATAGCCGCCGCTGACAGTCCGGATATCCTGTCGGATCGCGTGCACTTCAGGGTGATTCGTCTTGTAGGTTGCGAAGGCATTTGCCTCGATCTCAACTGCTGCCGCGACTCGGAATCCAGCGCGCTTCAACCCCACAGTAAGCCCGCCGGCGCCCGAAAAAACGTCGATTGCGACCAATTTATCCGCTTTTGCTCTAGTTTGCGCTTGCATTCTTCTTAAGCCTGTCTGCCTCGTCGAGGAATGATTTGTGCATTTGTCGGGTTTTGAACAGAAATACTTTCCACGTTATATGAACGAGTTCATCGGCGCTCTTCATCCCCGCAAAAGCCGCAGCGTGGGTACCGTCAAGGTTGAGGGAGTCGCACACCAGGATTATTTGAAAGTGCGGAAATAATTTCTTGAGATCCTCATTCCCCGCTTCATTGAGGAATGTGCTCATCAGATCTCGATACTTTACGATTCTGTCCACCTCAGTATCTGCAAGCTTATGCTTAGGTTTTTTTATTTCGATGATCTGAACCGTACCATTTTGATTTGTCATGACGAAGTCGGGGCGCTTGGAAGCGTCGTCCTTTGACTTTGCGGTTTTTTTCCCGCCTTTGACTTGGCGCTGCTCGCAATACTTCCGAAACTCCTTCTCAAACGTGGAGAATGATTGATTCGCCGTAATCGGTGACCACTGCGGATCGATGAGCCACGGCGATGTCTCAATGAGCGTTTGAAGCACAGACTCCAGCGTCCCTGGTTGATCCTTCAACGCCTCCACTCGCTCTATAACCCTTATTCTATCTTCGGCAATTCGCCCAAAAGAAGCGAGTTCCGCTATCCGCGCCGTTCGCAGAATTCCAGTCACGACATCCAGGGGAGATTCACTCGCTTCGGCCGCTGTACGTAACCGATCGTCTAGTGTGATAACTGGCGCCAGCATGATGCTCAGTTCCACGAGGTTTTTTCCGCGATCAACATCCTCGACTTCATCCGCCCGCATTGTCTGGCCGATCATCTTCGCTACTTCCAACGCGGAATTTCGGATTTGCGCTTGATCATCTCTGGGGAAGGCTTTGTCTATTCGCTTCTCTAGTTTCGTTATCTCTTTGAAGCGATCCCACGTCTTTTTCTTCATCGGATCGCGCGAACGGGTACCAATTTTCTTGATGACCGTCTGCCCCCATTCCTCAAACTCCCGACCGAGTTCGTGGGACCAAAGGATGTCACGGCGGTCCGTCTGAATTAAATCATCATCCTCATCGAGCCAATCAGCGTGCAACTCACCCACCAAATAGGACCTAACGTCGTGTTCACCAGTAAAACCAGCTCTTCGATTAAAAATACTGGTCTGAGCAGCAATTTTTCCGCGGCAGTAAATGCGCACGCCTGCCATAAGATCATCCTTATAAGGATCTTTGGCGTAAGCAACCCAGCCCCGAACTGGGTACTTCATGTCATTTTTTTCAAAGCCAGCATTCAGGCCGACAATTTCTTCGCCATCTGAGTCGAATGCGCGATCCTCAACCTGCCCACCACTCCCAGGTCTGAAAGTTATTTTTGTGTTTGGCATCGTCTTGATGCTGAATTCGCCGACAGTAGCTCGATAGTTAGGATCCGTGGGCGTTTTCACGCTATCGATCAGCTCGATTTTCCAGTCGGCAGATTTCACTCCAAAACGCTGAGCAAGTTGTCGCGAAAAGTCCTCGAGTGACGGGACCTTTCGGAAGGCAAACGACCGCAATGTGATCTTCGTGCCCGAGGACTTCGCGATAGTGCCGTCTAAATCGCCGACCGCAGGCTGGTAGTCAAACTCTTCGTCTTTTAGGATGTCGTCGCGATCCAATATCAAGTGCGCGACTTGAAATCCCCTTGCGCTTTTTCCAGCACCGTCGAGACCGGAAACTGGTTTTCCGCCAGCAGTGTAAATTTCGATCATCTGGCAGATTCCAAATGGCGCCAATTTACCGACGCCTTTGTTGCCCATGACCTTGCGACCGAATATTTTCGATGTATCGCCGCGCTCGTCCTTTCGACGCTCTGCTCCAACTCGAAGGTAATATTTGTTTACCTCTGAATCGGTCATTCCAATTCCGTTGTCTGCAACTACTATTTCAAATCCGCGATCAATAATCTGATCCTTGGGGCGCGTGGCGAGGTACTCTCCCATTGGGGCGCTAATCGTTACCTTTTTGGCATCCGCGTCGTAGCTATTTGAGACTAGTTCCGCTATCACGGCAGATACGCGGTCATAAAGCTTCACGCCGAGCTTGTCGACGGTTAGCCGCGATATCTTCATCGAGTATTTTGGCATCGCGCTTTTCTTCCCTGTTTTTTCCACGCGCTTTCTCACTGAACTTCAATTCGATATCGATTCCATTCGCGACTTCGACGCCAATGCAAGCTCAATTTTGAGCCTCGCCCGAGGCCACATGCTGTTGATACATAGCGGCGTAGTCTATTACGATTTGCTGGCGATATTGAAGATTTCATCCACCTTCAGGTGACGAAGGATAGAGCGCCAGTCGCGGGTATACAGTGATCGACGTCACCGACTACTGAATGGACGAGTAACTGTGGCCGGCGACAGAATCCCGGCATGGGCCGCTACCGTCACCAGGTCTACACCAATGACACGATGCCACGCTGGCTGGCGGTGTTCGGGCTGCAATGGCAGGTAATCGAGAGTCAACGCCTTGAGCCCACCGCGGACCTATCCGGCGCCATGGCAGCGGCGATCGAGCGCCTGGCCGCCGATGGTTGGCAGATTGAAGCCGAGCCGCGGTTCGCCTTTGCATTCATTCGGCGCGCCAGCGAGCGGCGCCTCCTGATGTTGACGCCCAAAGACCCCCACGACAATCGGCCGCAGTCATTCAGCCCGTTTAAATAGGCGCTTCTCGGTCGCTGGCAGTCACTCCAGCCTGTATTCGCTGGCGCCTTTTCCTTCGCTTCTTTGGCATTTGTGAAGCCTGACGTGGAGTGGCTCAGCTAAGCCATGGGAATATCTGGTGTGATTGCTTGGATATTCGCAAACAGCGCGCCGGATGAGTTGAAGTGCCATGCAGTCCCCGTTCTGCAAAGTGAGGATTTGATCCATGGATGGCATGAGCGAACTGCAGCGAGAAGCCAAAAGGCTTCGATTCGCTTGGTACGTAGGGATCGACACCCTCTACAAGTTTCGATCCTTCGCTCGCGGAACACCCCGCTCACGGGTACTCGATACAATCGAGAATTCGAGGATCTATCTACCGCACCCGCCCGCATTCAACGATCCCTTTGATTGCTCGCCGGTCGTCGTCCATGGCGGCGATCCATATGACCCCGAATATTTCACAGAGTTAGAAAGGAAAGATCGTCAAATGCACAAAGCCCAAGGCGTAACAGGCGCTGCGCTTGACCGGAAGCGTAAGCGCGAAGGCGTAACGATTCACGATCTACCTAGGGCCGCCGAAGCACGACTTCGCAAGGATCTGCGCGAGGATGCTCGGATACTCTGCATGAGCGAGAACCGCCTTCATCCGCTGCAATGGTCGCACTACGCGGATAGCCACCGCGGCTTGTGTTTGCATTTTCTCTGCCGCCGACGCGGGCATTTCGGCTTAGCAAGGCAAGTGCGCTATCGAAAAAAGCGCGAAGCGCTGACAACTCTGTTGCGGCATTCTCCCGATGCGATCGTGGATCGTCTGGTATTCAATAAGGCGAAGTTCTGGTCCTACGAATCGGAATATCGCATCATTGCGTCAGAGTCAGGTAAGGCTCCGCCCTCGCTAAAGAACGGCTATCTCTATTTCGATCCTTCGCTGCTCGTTGGAATCACCTTCGGAATGGAAATGCCGGAGAAGCATCGAAAGACGGTCATGGAACACGCGCGCCGCCACAACGCTAATATCGCATTCTGGGAAGTTGTCGAAGATCGCACGGATTTCGCGCTAATCGCGCGGCGCTATCCTGCCGAAGCACCATCTGTGTCGCGCGCGATCGCGGCGAGATTCTCGGCCGGTCTCAGCCGAGGATAGCTCGCCGCGAATCGGCTACTTTTTCGGCTTGAGCCGGTACAGGCCGGTTTCCTCGGCCGCCTAGCGCGTCCGAGTTTGCCAATCGGGTGCCATTTGCTCAGATTGTCGGAAGCTCACTCCAACATGGCAAGCATCTGCTGATCGACCAGGTGCTCTGCGGCGGTTAACTTCTTCGTGGGCATCTAGCGTAGCGGTGACAAAATTGATCCCGACAGCAGTGGCGCTCTTTGTTTGCGGATCGTTTCGATCCATTCAAGAAGTGACGGTTGCGGGTCCGATGGGGTGCGCAACAGGCTGACCATTGTGGCGATACCCATCGTAGCGACTTTGGGAACGGTGATTTGCTTGTGCAGCTTTGCTACGTGACGCATCACTGCCGCCTGGACTTGGTCTTCGTCGGTGGTTTTGAGCTCTCGAATAATGGGCACTATCGTTTCCGCTACCCTTTCGCCGTAATCGATTGCTTCCTCGCGCGAGGGGATTTTTCCTTGATGAATCACTTTGTTTCGAAACTCTACTGCAGTCTCCGGAAGCAACTTTGGGGCTCGCTTAGTCGCGCTCAGGTACGTGAATATAAATGCGCCATATTGGCGCTCCGATAGGCGCGAAACGCGTTTCCAGGATGCTGCGAATTCTTCCTCAGCGACACCGAGCTTATGACAATGAAGATCAACGTAGAACTCATAAAACTGTTCAAGCGCCGATGTGAAAGAGGAGACCGCATCTCGGTAATACCCATCCAAGATCGCATAGGCGGCGAGATCGAAAAGTACTTCAAATTTATGAGCTTGCAGCAAAGTCACCGACTCGTGGCCTTGCGAGCAGCTCACCGGATACAAGCCACTGTCCCTTAGTTCCAGCGTGGTAAATTGAGCTGGATGTCCTTCAGAGACGCACTGCATGCAGGGGGTATATATGCGCATAGGGGGGCCGAAAACGATCAGGTGATCAGGGCGGTTGAATAGTAATTTGCGAATCGCGATAAGGCGAGCCATTGTCCGCCCACACTACTTCCTTTTGGGACATTGGCGGCCCGGATGGCCTGCTTGAGTTGGTGGGTGGATAAACCGGCATTGCTGCCATTCGACTTCCGGGGACCTTGGGTGGGCGCCCGCCCCAAGTCTGTTCGAGCGCCTTTCGTTGGCTGAATCTGCTTCGCGCCGCCGCCGGGCGCGCGCCGAACCGCGCGGGCCTTGATGCGGTCTTGACGCGCTACCGATCTAGTGGACGCTCAAATTCCCGTCGACATGTATGGTTAGGGGCTGCCGCGCATTTACACCCTGCATATAAGTTGCCCATGCTGCGAGCTGATTCGAGTATTGCTGCTGCGCCAACTGTTGAAGCTGAAGCTGCCGCTGCTGATCAGACGTCTGCCTCGACTCACGGTATTGCCGTTCGGCTTCTGCGGCATCGCGAGATATCTCGTAGCGTTTTCTCGCGAACTCGCCGTAGGTCAGCTTCTGTTGATAAAGCGCAACAATCAACTCACCGACTTTGGCGCCGGCAGATACGAGGAAAGACCTATCCTGCTGCGTTTGAGTTGACTGTAATGGGGACATGGATTGCAGGGATGCGGCAAATCCTGCGTTCTGTCGCGAAATGCAGTCCTCTCGCAGCGTCGCCCACTTGGCGATCGCCACCTTCTCTGCCTGAGTCGGAAACGCGTCATTGGTCGCTATCGAAAATGGTACGGCGCTTTCCCACGAGTCCCGGGAGAGCTCAACTTTGTATCGTATTAAGTCTAGATCAGGTGTCGCCAACTGATCCTTGCATTGCAACCCGATTGACTGACCGGTCGGCGCGCTCGCGTCAACAAGTCGAAACTGATACTCAAAGCTTGCAAAGTGGCCCGGGCGCATAGGATCCAGATGCGATGAGACTGCATATGCCACCTTCCCCTTGTTCTTAGCAAACTCATTTGCTTCGCGCACGACGTCGGCTTGCAAGGCGGCCTCGTTGCCAAAAATCCCGCCGTGATCGACCCGTGACAGCATGTAAGTCCCAGGCGAAAGCTCGACCACACCGGGATTGCTGACGCAGCCGGACAAAAGAAAAAGCACCAGAATCATCCGTTGCACTTTGGCTCCTGTGCGAAAATAAACCATATTGTTGATCGACCAGTCGCTCGGTCCACGCCATCCTGCTGTGTGATTTTTAGTTGCCACATGACACTAAAATTGAGTCACTGTTGCCGACACCCGCCACCGCATCTCCTGGGCGGAAGGTACTGCTGCGCTCCTGCGGAATGATTCTATAAGCGCCGTTGCAGGCACCCGCGGCACGGTTTAGACAGCGATCATATCGGCTGCTATTGCACGTGATGACGTATCCCGCTTTCCCTGTAGGCAGCACGGTGGGGCGGACATGCTCTGCCTCAGTTACGCAACCAGCAAGACCGAGAATTAAGCAACAGAACGCCGCGCATTTCATTGGGGTGCTGCTCCCTACTGATATCCATCTGCGTGTGCTTTGTCGATGCACTTTTCGTAAAGCGATTTGCCCACGCCGTAGGAAACAACGCCGCGTCCAACCTGTTTACAAGTGACGGTGCCGCCGTTCACATTGCGGAGGGTCGTCTCTTGAACAGGAATCGTGGCGCATCCCGAAACCAGCAGCAGTGCACAAATGGCCATCATTCTCATTTTTAGACTTCCATGTTCATACGGATGGGCTTTTTGTACGCCTTTTCCCCGCACTGTGCGACCCAAACGCGTCACAGGTTATCGAAATAAATCGAGACTTGCCGCGGCGCGTACGTGCCGGGAGCGCAACGCCTGCTCGAATCTTGTCTTTGCATCGTGGGATATTTCGCGGCCGATTACCGTGCTTTTCCAATTGCGCGGCGGCATCCATGGCAGGTGGAGCACCGCAAATTGATCGCGCGTCCATGCGCCGGCCCTGGAATGCCGCATGAGCCAGGCGTCTGTAACCACGAACATCGGTCGGCCTCGCGTCTAAACTGCAGGTTGCCGGCCGCGCCTTCGGCCGCCGGCTCTCTTCACGCGATGAGGTAGCGACCTGCGCGCAGCACCCGGAATCGAGGCATACCTATCACCTCTAGTAAGCGCACCGCAGGTTGGCGGCGATGTTTTCGCGCTCGATCCGCCTTACGCGCCCGCCGGGCAAAACGAATAAATAGACGGCGGGATTTGGGTCGCCAAAAAAGAAGGGCCAAGGGCGACCGACCATTTCAAAACTGTTCATCGGGATCTCGCGACAGTCTTTCGCCAAAGTTGGCCCACTGGTTCGACAGATTGCGCACCTCTTCTTCGCTAGGAATGCGAAAGCCAGTGGCGAGCAGCCGCCGCTCAATCTCGAGCCGTAGTGTAGTGTTCCCAAACTTGTGCCATCGATGCGCGCTTCCCCATTTGCCGTGCAAAATGGTTCGCAGAGCGTGAATCCTCGCGACCAGCGGCGCGGACTTCCTGGCCAATTCCTCGAGCTCGATGAGTAAGGGCTCGGCTTCAGCCGCCTGCACCGCCGTGACGGCAGACATGATCTCGCTATCTGCGGAACTCACGGCGGCGCGTGCTTCGTCCACTGCGGCGCGAACCTTGGGCAAAGCCGCCTTCGCTCCCGCAGCTTGAAATGCCGCAGCATCTGCCTCACGGCGGGCGTCATTCATCCGCGCGAGTAATGCTGGGTCGACGGAAGGTACATCGGCCGGAGCGCCGGCTTCCGACCAAGCGCGAGTCGCCGCTGATACGGCTGCTGCGCACCGTTTGGCCAATCGTTCCGTGTGCTCGCCCGCGTCAATCACATCCTCGACGCGCACCAGCGCTGCATTGGTTTCCTCCAATGCTTGCTCAGCCGCGGGCCGTGAGGCAATTGCCATACGCAACCTCTGGCGAGGCGTTTCAGGCGCGGGCTCGGAACCGGTGCCAAGAATTCGCGAAAGGAATCTCATCGGCCGATCATCCCGCGCACGAATCGAACTGGTGATTTGAATGCGTCCCAACACGCGCTCGGGTCGCCGATGAATTTGGAAATTCTACGATTTGTCCGGTCGGTCTCGATGACCTCTCGAAGTTCTCCCTGCGGAACGCTGGCCGGGGAGTAAGCAAACGAAATGGCGTCTGCGTAAATTTGCCGCTCGGCCATATCGAGGGCCGCGCCGGAAAATGGCGTCGTATCAACGCCCCGCCAGACTGGCGAGTATTGGACGAGCCGGTTGCAGATTCGCTTACGAAAGTCCTCGATCTTCTCGCCGGAAGCAAAGAGAGGCGTGGCGGCCTCGCGACCGAGTGCCCGAAAAATTACTTCTGCCTTTGATTGGATTTCGTTGTGCAAGCTGTCTGCTGGCATGATTATTTTTTCCCCGTTGTGTTTCCCGAATATCCGCCGGGCATGTGGGTAGTCACTGGATTGCCGGAGTTCCTGCGCGCCGACTCGGCCCGTTCTAGGTCCTGCGCCCTTCTGCGATCCGCAAGCGCGGCCGACTCGTGAACATTTCCTTTTTCTGGCATGGAAGCTCCTTGGGAATCGGCGCGGGCGACTGCCGCTCGCGCAAAGAATTGGGATCGAGTGCACCCTTCCCGCGCAACCCCTCGTTCGGCCTTGCGAAAGTCTTTTGGGTCGATGGCGATCGAAACGATTTTGTTGTGGCGAGGCATGGCGCGTATTACACGCGCGTAATACGCTACGGCATAGTCTATTTAATTACCGCTTTAATAGTGACACGCCCGGACACCATAATATCCCTAGAAACGCGCGCCAATTCAGGCGATTGGAAGCCCCGGTTGAATCGGTCGCGGCCGAATACCAATGGCGAGCAAGCTGCGTGGGTGCCAAAGCGGGTCGCCGATTTTTAGGCGAATCGCCGCGATGGCTTCTTTTGCTTCCGCGTCCCACGCTACAAGGTCTGCCAACTGGGCCGCGCGATACGATGACGGCGTGGCAATGGCGGGAGCCTGTGGATCATTGGGTACAGCATCGCGACCGGCGAAGTTGAGCAAAATTGCAGTCGCCAATGCCACGGCGAGCGTATTGCTCTCCTGCACCTCACTCTGGCTCAACACCTCGCGCAAGAAATTCCTCCGCGCGCCGTGATAGGTGACCTCTCGCTGATGCGCCGGCTGAGCGATCAAGACCTGCCCCACGTTGAGGTAGGGCCGCGCCTGGTTGAATCGCTCAGGGATAGGCGGTAGCTGCTCGCCGATCGGCACGGTGGCGAAACCCATCTGGCGAAGTAATTCCGCGTAGCCCTCCACAAAGTCATCGCAAAAGATTCTCGGCTCGCCGGCCATCTTCCCGCCGACAGTGGAGTGATAGTGTGTGAGCCGCTGCGTTACGCCTTGCATCCACTCCTCCACGTTTGCATCGAGGAGGTCCAAGTCCCAGTCGAGAATAAAGAAAGCCGCGCCGCGCGTGCCATCGGAATCGGGTCGATTAGCTGCGCAGTGAACCACCGCCGCGGTGTCCTCGAAGAATGAGATCACGGTGTAGAGTGAGTCCATCCCAGACGGCAGCGCCTGGACCTTCGCGCCGCTCGATGTGCCGGCAGAAACAGTGGAGAAGTAAGCGCCGGTGCGAAAGGGTGAGTAGGAGATCATCACCGAATCGGCCAAATTAGGGCTCGCGGCCCCTTCCGGGGTTTTGTCCACCACGATCTTGCCGACCTGATTCACGCTGTAGGTGGGTTGGCTGAGCTCGGAAACGAGATTGGTCAACTCATCGAGATCCGCATCGATCGAGATGATGCCGTCGGCATCGAAGGGTAGCTTTTCGACGACGGCACGATAGGTGTTTTGGAATCGCAGGCGCAACGCCCACCAGGACTGCGATTTCAGATTCTGGAAATAATCGCGATTCAACCGGCCTTCGACCAGACTGCCTTCACCATCGAAAACCGCGCCACTGCCGCGAAACGCTTCCACCTCAATCTCAGTCTTGCCGGCTTCGCGGCGCTTGAAATTGATTTGCACGGCGTCACCGCGCACGCCGGCGCCCAGGCCGTCCGCATCGAAATCGAACGCCGGATACCCGTACTCCTCGCAGAGCCCAAAGGCCTTCACGGTGGTTCGGTAGATGTCGGAATTCTTGCCGCTCCAACTCTTCAGGTGCTGAAGCAAAATACCGTGCCGGCCGAGAAAGGCGCACTTGTCCTTTCCCTCGTCCGCAACGTCCAGCGCGCCCCGGCGGGCGCCAGTGACCTCAAGCCCAAGCGCGGTATGAGCCCCGATGGCCGCGTGGACCCATTCTGCTGGAATGAGAATTCCCTCGACGGATGCGTCGTAACTCAAGTCGATTTCTTGCGCGCGAGTAACAGGGTCGAGCAGTTCGCATTGCCGCTCATACCACGCCTGATCCTTGCGCGGATCCGCACGCCACGGGAAAGTGAACACGGGAATACGGCCGGAATGCCTTTTTGTGGCGAACGAATTTGCTCTGCCGTTCGGCGTTGATATGTCGACGCGGCAATCGGTATTCGATGCAAGCGAGGCCTCGATCAGTTGCGGGCGCTCGATGAAGGCGGCCTCATCGATCAGGTACAGCGTGGAACGGCCACCGCGGCCAATCGCGTCACCCGCCTCGCCGACAACCGCCGAGCCGGTCTCCGGGAATTGCAGGCGCATGTGAGCGCTGTGCCTGGTTTCATCCCAGCCACCACGAAACTCCGGTGGTAGATTCTTCAGGAAGAAGCGCGCCTTCCACAGCAGGCAATCCGGATCGCCGGTGCGATCAACTTTGTCCTCGGTGCGGCTACCGACTCCGACCACTACGCCACGGCCGAAGAGACACAGCGACGCCGCAAAGCACATTGCCAACCAACTCGCGCCGCAGTCGCGGGATTTCTCAATGAGGCCAGGCTCGCGCCCCAACATGCGCTCCTGGATGAACGCCAGCATCTCCTTTTGGCGCTCGAATAGTACGAATGGCATCTCTACTGGCTGACTGCGGTTGCGCGCACGCGGATCTGAGGTGATGCCCCAGTCGTTGATGAACTCGGCAATGTGGTCCGCGTAATAGGCCTTGAGCGCCGGCAAGGATTCGGGTTTGGCGCGGATGCGCTGCAGGCGCGCGGCGCGCTCCTGGTAGACGCCTTCGTAATCGGGGGGCTTCCAGGCGAACGGATGTGCGCTCATGCGGTGGCTCCAGTCAGGCGAAGGCGATACGATGGCTGCGCATGACGATAAGACAGTACATAGTTCGCCGGGCAAACCTGGTTCGCGCTGTCGTTTTCGCCTGGATTCTCGCCATAATCGTTGTGGCAGCGATCGAGCCGGCGCACTGGCATGCTCCCTCCGCGGACCGCGGTCCCTGGTTTTTGGCGTCGATCGCCGCCGTGCTGGCGATTAACGGTCTGATCTACTGGCGCACAAGATGTCCTCGATGCGGGAGTCGCTTTCACCGAGAAAACTGGTTCGCCCAACGGTCTAAGTTCTGGAGTACCACATATGATCGCTGCTCGCACTGTGGCGTGGGCCTCGACGAGCCGATGCCATAGGCGATGACGATCAGGCAGGTAATGCTTTGGTGGTACCGTTCTCTCACGGTCGTAGTTGTTGCGTCTGCAGTGCTCGCTTTTCTCTTTGCTGCTCAGAATCACGTCATTCAAGCGCTCGTTTGTTGCGTGTTTGCATTGTTTGCGAACGTCCTGTTTGTATGGCGGTTTCGCTGCCCTCGATGTAGCACTAGCCTCTTCAAGAATATAGTGACGATCTTGAGTAGGCGTCCAGGCAGTTGCCCTAAATGCGGCGTCAGCCTCGATGAGCCGATGAAGAGTCCCGCGAACCGGAAGTGACGGAGATTGCGCTGCGCGCCTTGGTGAGTACAATCGCGCGCCGTGAAAAGTCTGCGCAGCACTCTTGAGGATCGCTACCGCGAGATCGGCCGAGTTGCCATGCCAATTTGGTGGGCGATTTGGCTCCTGGGCAGCGCACTGACGGCGACCGCGTATCGTTGGTGGCCGTTCAGGGCAGCGGGTGTTTTTTGGGTGGTTTACGGCGTCGTGCTTGCCAGAATACCGTGTCCCCGATGTGAGCAAAGACTTGGCTTCCTGGCGCAGCTTCAGCCCGGCGGCCGGCGACGCCAAGGATTGCCGCTGATCAACATCGAATGCCCTCATTGCAAGCTTGGCCTCGATGACCCAGTGGCGAAGTGAGCACGCTCCTACCGGGTGAAATGGTATGTAGTTTTTATCTAGCGATAGAACCGCACTGGAAGCCAGAGGGCCGGCGCAGATCGGCCCCGCCCCGAAGCTATGTCGAACATTGAGTTCTAGGCAGCGCTGCTGGCGCCGTTCTGGCCGATGGGCCTTCCGAGCGTCGCCTAGGTATCGATTAAATCGAACATCTGCAGAGCGAACCCGATGAGTAGTAGTCCCATCGATATGCGAAATGTCGCTTTGCGCAGGTTGTACTGCAGTCGCCATCGGCTGCGCTGCTCGTCGTCCCTCGGCAGTTCGCTGAAGGCACCGCCGCCACTGATCTTGTGGCCATCGGCTGTGTACTCCTGCACGGTCGGCGGGAACCAAAGCAATAGCAAGGTGGCGACCATGTTCACTACCAATCCGATAAAGGCGAGTGGATGTTTCACGGCGTTCTAGGCCGCCTTGCGGAGGCCAAGTCGACGCGCTGCCTTCAATAGCGATGGCGCGTACCAGCGGCCGCCGGCAGGGGAAGCGATACCGCGTTCGTTGAGTGCTTCCGCCGCAGCACGTAAGGACACATCGCCCTTGAGCGCGAATTCCAACTGCGGGCGCAATGCCTCGATGCGCGCTGTGGCTGCTACCTGGTTCGCCTTGGCGCCGCTCGCCGCAATCTTTCGCACCTCGCGCTTGGAGCGGGCCGACATGCCGAGCTTCGTGCCCCTCGCCTTTGCTGCGGCTAGGCCCGCCTTGGTCCTGGCGGAGATCATGCCGCGCTCTTTTTCCGCCAGTGCCGCATAGAGGTGCAACACAAATGGATCTGACTGGCGCCCCAGGTCGCACACGATGAATTCGACTCGATGAGCCATCAAGCCCGAAACGAAATGCACGTCGCGGCTCAAGCGATCGAGTTTCGCCACCAACACAGGCGCTTTGGCTTTGCGTGCCGTCTTCAACGCCGCTGCAAGCTTGGGCCGGCGCTCCAGCGCATCGGCACCCGATCCCGTCTCGATTTCCTCGAAAACCTGCGAGACATCCATGCCTTCCGCCTGGGCGAAGCGTGCGATCGCCGCGCGCTGTGCCTCCAGTCCGAGCCCCGAGCGGCCCTGCGATGTGGTGCTGACTCTCACGTAACCAATTGCTACGCCCATGTTGAACATCCCTGATGTGTAGGGCGTCAATTTTAGGCTTGTTATCATGTCTTGTAAACACCTCTTGATGCTCGTCATGATGCGTTAACGCGGTGCGAGTCACGATGCATCCTCGGTTTTTTCAATGGTGGGAACTGGCGCCTCAATCGCCTTGCGCTCGAATGACGGATGCTTGGGGTCTACCTCGAGCACGCCCTCGACCATCATTCGGTACGCGTCCTGCGGGCTCAACTGCCCATACGGCATGCCTCCACCGAAATTGAGTGCAACCAGCGGCCCGAGCTGCTCGCCGTTGCGGCCGGCGATTTCTTGAAGGATGGCGGGTCTGCCCGAGCCAATTGCAACCAAATCCATCGCCGCCTTTCGGCGCTCGCTCACCGGTGCCGATTTATCCTCGGCAATGCTTGCCAACACACGGCACATGCGCCGGTCATATCGCCTCGCGTACCTGCGCACCCGCGGCTCGATGCGTGGCCGACCACTGGGATTGCCGCTGACGCCTTTCCGAAACTGCTTTTCCAGAAATTTCTGGCGGGGGCTCGTCTCGCTCTCGACCGGTTTGGCCCCCTCTTCCACGCTTCCGCTTTCGCTCATCCTGATCGTGCTCCTGATACCAGGCGTGAACTGATGATTATCCACAGGCTGTCAAGTGCTGAACTTCTTTGCGAGTGCACTGATGGCTGCGCGGGTTCGTTCTGGTGAACCATCCGCTGAACGTTTGGTGAGAATTCGAGATTCGCCTATACATTCTTCTCCGAGGGTTGGTGATGGTGATGGTGATGGTGATGGTGATGGTGATGGTGATGGTGATGGAGGGCATTGCTCAAGCATTGCTCCAAGCATCGGTTTTTGTAATTTCGACACAGAATTTATGCTTGGAGCATTGCTCGTAGCATTGCTTGGAGCATCGTGCGCGGCAACACTGGTCGATGAACTGTTTGATGCCGGAATGCTTTGAGCATTCGCGCTCGACCATCGAGCCTCGGCGGCCTTCGCCGCTTTTTCGGAGGCCTTAGTACGCAGCCTCAAGCTGTTCTGCCGCTCTCGCTCTAACCGCGGATTTACAATCCCACCGTTTTCTGTGAGCACAAACTTGGACGCGATCGTGGGCCAAATCTCGGCGAACTCCTCGGCAGGCACGCCGAGCATGCGAGCCAAGCGTTTCGGATCATTGGGCAGCGCTCCCATGTCCCACGAGAACCACAGAAGGTCGGTGTAAGCGCCACGCTCTGCCAAGGTCATACCGCGTGTTGCGGCTAGGTAATCGCGCGGCCACCAAGGTAGCATTGCGAGGGTGGGCGCCTTAGCCATCGTTGCAGCCTTCACACACGACGCGCGCCCCGAGAATTTGCCGCACCTGCTCAATGGAGAGCATCGTGGCCGCGGCGATCGAGGTATCGGCCATCCCGGACGCTGCGAGGCGCTTGATCGCCTGGTGCTGCTCCTCTTCGGTTAGCATCATGAAGCAGGCCATGCGCGCATCGGCGGTGCTCATGATCGCGTGAGCACTGATTTATGGCCAAGTTTGTTTAGAGCGAGTTTTTGCGATATGTTTCGCATCGCCCATGATCCTCTTGCGTGGGGGTTTCGGGTGAGGTGTTGGTGACCGTTTTGGCGCCGGTCGGGGGTCGTGTCCCGATCGGCGTTTTCATTTGCGCATCCTGCAAAATCTCCCCGACCATTGCCTCGACAAAGATGTCGAGCACGCCGGAATACTTCGCCAGGTGTGCAGGGAGCGCCATCAATCTAGGCCGCGGCGGCAGGCTTCCGCTTGGTATTGCGCGCCTGACCCTGAGCGAGCAACTCGCGCACGCGCTCGATGGCCGCAGGCTGATAGATGCGCGTGCCATCCGCCAACCGCCTGTAGTCGACCAGGCCTTTGTCGGAGTACACCCGCACGGTCTGCGGCAAGCACCCGACCGCCCTGGCAACCGATCCGGTCGTTTCGGAAAACTCCTGCTGATTCATAAATACCTCGCTACTGCGGTTGCGTGGAATTGTGCCGAGGTGTACTGTCCGTGCAAGTTCTCTTTACGTGGAATTAAAAAGTGACACGACCGCCGAAATTAAAAGAACGCGACGAATTGCCGGCCAGTAACGCGCTTTATCACTTTCCTGCGAGTCTTTCGGCCTATGGAGATGTCGCCGGATATGACCTTGGAAACCCGGCCGGCCTGCTCGTGTATGTCGTCGATTTCGTCAATAGACCTCAGCCCAAGGTCACACACGAGAAGATTCAATCGGGCATGCAACTGCCGCGGGGCCGCGAGAAGTTGAGGCAGCTCCTACGCGCCGCCGTTCAAGAAGACTCGGATTTGGCGAGTCCTTCCGTGGATGTGATCCGGGATCGCACCGGCGGCATTCATTGGGAACACACGCTCGAAGTTGTGCCAGGCGGTGCCGAATGGCGCCATCACGCCCACATCCTCAGTGCCGACGCTTTCTACAACCTCATCGCCTCCTTGCTCATGAGCAAGGAGAATCGGGAGGCGCTCGCGCAGTGTCGTCATGAACCGTGCGGGAAATTCTTTGTGGTGGAGAAGCCGGCCAAGGGCAGACCTCAGAGCGTGTACCACGATGAGAAATGCCGGCGGGCCGCAAATGATGCAGGCGCCGCCGCACGTCAGCGCGCATCCCGCACGCTAAAGCTCGCGCTCAAGCTGCTTGGCTGGGCGAGTAAGGACAAAGCAATTGCCGCGCTGAAATTGGCGCGAAAAGACTATCCAGACGCGACTCCCGAACAATTGGTTAGTTACGTCAGACGCGCGAGGAAACACAAATGAGAGCCGCCCTCTACGCCCGATACTCGACTGACTTGCAACGCAAGGAAAGCATCGCCGACCAACTGCGGACATGCGAACGCCTCGCGGATCGCCACGGGTTCACCGTGGCACTGCGATTCAACGATGAGGCAATTTCTGGTGGCACCACACAGCGTCCCGGTTACCAGGACATGCTCAAGGCTGCGCGCCGGCGCGAATTCGATGTGATCATCGCTGAGGACACGTCCCGGCTCTGGCGCAATCTGGCGGAACAGGCGCCGCGTTTAGCCGAACTCTCTGATCTTGGCATCCAGGTGGTAACCCATGATCTTGACACGCGGCACGAGTCCGCCGAGATCATGGGTGCGGTGGGCGGTGCAATGGCGAGCGCCTATCGAAAAGAGATCGGCCGGCGGACGCGGCGCGGCTTGGAGGGAAACGCACGAGCGGGTAAGAGCGCCGGCGGCAGATCCTACGGCTACATCAGCGCGGCAGATGCCGGTACGGAACAGCGAGTTATTGATCCGGATCAAGCCGCCATCGTGCGGCGCATTTTCGAGATGTACGCGGAAGGGTCGAGCGCGAAAACCATTGCCGCCACGCTCAATCGGGAAAATGTGCCCTCCCCTGGCTCGAGTTGGGCGAGATCATCACGTCGGCGCAAAAGCTGGCTCTGCTCGGCGATCGCAGGGGATCCGGTGCGCGGCACTGGAATCATCAACAACGATTCCTATCGCGGTGTTGTGGTTTGGAATCGGTCACGGTGGATTCGATCAGCGGCGGACTCGGCCAATCGCCGCGCCGTCGCCAACCCGAAAAGCGAATGGGTAGAGCACAAGGACGAGTCTCTACGGATCATCTCGGACGAACTGTGGCAGCGCGTGAAGACGCGCCAACGGCAGCGGGCGCATAGCGTCGGCGCGCGGATCAAGGCGGGATTGAGTAAGAAGTCGGCGGCGACCGGCCGTGAGCCCAAGCATGTGTTCTCGGGCTGGTTGACGTGTTCGGAGTGTGGCGCGCGATTCACTATGGTCAATGCCCGTGCCTACGGATGTGCCTCCTATGCCAACGGCCGCGCCTGCAGCAACGGCCGCCTGGTGCGCCGCGATCTGGTGGAGGATCGAATCCTTGCCGGCGTTCGCTTGACGCTGGGATGTGATGAAGTATTGGATGAGATCGAGCGGCGGGTCCGCAAGGCGCTCGCTGCGGATCGGAAGGTCAAGCCGGACCTGAAGCGGATTGCCGATCTTAGGGATCAGCTCGACAACCTGGTAAGCGCCGTCGCGACCGGGGGCATGCGCAGCTCGCCAGCGATCGGCCGGAAGCTCGCGGAGGTAGAATCGGAGTTGGAGCGGTTGGAGAGCGTCCGGGCCGAACCGACCGTGGTACCGCTTGTGACCGGCCTTCGGGCACGGATTCGGGCCGCGGTGGCGCGGTTACCCAGATTGCTGGAGCAGGACCCGGAACGGGCCAGGGCCGCACTGCGGGACGCCGGGCTAGGGCCGATGATAACCTTGCGGCCGGCGACGGATGGAGCCTATCTAAATGCCGAAATTGACCTGGAAATCCTGCCTTTGATGGCAGTTTCCAATGGCCTGTCGGGTCCTACCGGACACATAGGTAACACTTCTTCCGAGCACATAGGTAACACTTTTTGGCATTTGCGGGAGACGCAAAATGCCTTGGAAGGGGTGTTACAAGATGGACGAGCGGATGCGATTTGTCGC